AAAGCCAATAAGACTATAGCTGCTAAAATAAAAATTGTTTTTTTCATATTTTTTTGTTTTAGTTAATAATTGAAGGACCTCTCCCTCTTTATGTGAGGGTGAAAATAGCCAGGAAAAGACTACTAACCACCTCGGTAATTATCGTTGTAATAAATAAATTTTAGGTATCCAAGTTTTTGGTATGTTCCTTATTTAACACACACAATTACCCGTATTATCACATATAATATCACGAATTATGTTATTCACATTATTATATTTATAATCGTTGATTTCTTTTTTACCTTCTTGTAATGCCCTTCCCTTTGGTGTCATAAAAGCACCATGGGTTGAGGGGGTAGATACGAAATCCCAACATAATAATTCAAAGTCGTCTTGTACTTCAACAGTACCTTCAGACATATTTTCTTTAACTGAACCCATACCTCTAGATGAAATCCCTACTGTTACTCCTGCAGCAAATAGTGCTTTTAGGATATTACCTGCGGGAGTTGCTAGTATTTCTACCTCCCCCATTACATCATCTCCTTCCCACCATAACCTTTTAATATTATGAGATACATTCTGTAGATTAATTACAGAGGATTCAGGGTGGTCTAGCTCACCTAATGCTCTATTTTCAGCAATAGGTCCATTAATATAATTTTCTACTTCCCTTTCTAGTATTTCCTTAGGATATATACGATCATTTTGGTTTTTTGCTTCTGCACGTTGTACTACTCCCTTAACCTCAAACGTTTTATTTTCCTTAATGGATGCTTCAATTAAATTTTTATCTACTTTAAAGGGTATATATTCTTGTAAAAGCATATTATTGTTGGTATTTATAATTTTTATTTTTCCATTCACCTTTTTTTGAAAAAGCCTGGGGGGTAACATACCCCTCGCCATTTCCTGATGTAAATGAAACACCTGTTCCCGTCATGTTTTCATCCATTTGAGACATAAATGCCTCTACTTGGTCATATAATTCTTTATTGCTACTCTTTAATTTATTTAATAAATCAAAAGCACTCATATCTTTTCCAGGGAATAATTCATCTCCATGATGTTCCTTCATCTCACTAATAAGTCGATTTGCCCTCCAATCATGTATATTAAACTTTGGTTTCATCTTCTTTTTTTTTCAATTTGATTTCTATATCTAGAAAATCTATTTTTTAGGTTTCTAATTTCTCCTAAAAATCCCTGGATTTTTAAATCATTAGGATGTTCCTTATGTAAATCATCTAACCTATCAACTGTTTTTGATATAGATTGATATGTTGTATGTAGGTTTGTTTGATAAATAACATCCCATTCCATCCTCCCCGTTTCTGGGTCCTTATGAGTTAAATTTACCTTATGGTCATATTCCTCGTTGGTAAATACTGATTCATTAAGGTTATATATTTCTTTAAGACTAACCATGAATCCCTTTCAACTCGTTTACTAATTCATAATAATTAAGCAAATTAACTACATCATCATCACTTATGTTTGTTCCTTTACATATAGGTTTAAGCATATCCTGAGTTTCTACTATTTTAACCGCTATTGCTTTATCTTCTACTTTTTGGGCCATTAAAATAAGTGACTTTTTAACCTCATTAATTTCTTGGTTAATATATGATTTAAGAGAGGGGCTATTAGTTACACTATTAACATATTCTTTTAAAAGTGTTTTTTGGTTATTTTCCAAACATTGATATTTGTTATTGAATTTTTCAATTAAAATTTTATATGTAAGGAGTCTACCATTTTTATCCTGGAGATTAAAATCCTCCATTATTTTACTCTTATTTGCTACTTTTTTAACAGTAATAATATGTTCTAGGAGAGTTATTTTTGAATCTACAATAGATAAAGAAAATTCATCTTTATTTTCAAGCAAATTAAAAATAGAAGCCATTACCTTATAATCTGTTATTTTTGCTTTAAAAAAATCATTAACATCATAAGTGTTTTTAATTTCCTTAATTAAATTATATTTTTCTCTTCTTAATTGGCTTTTATTTAGGCCCTTATGAGCTTCCTTTAATGTATCAATCAATACAGTAGCCTGGTTATCGTTTACATACTTTTGAGTAGCTAGAGTATGATATATTTGATATTCCTTAAGAAGTTCAGTCTTTTTGTTAAAGTGCTTTTTTAAAAACATTAACGCCCTCTGATCGTTGCCTGCTATGGTATCTGATGTCAGTTGTCTTGTAAGGAGCTCAAATAAGATTCCAGTATTTTTGTACTTAGAATGTTTGATAGAGTTTCGCATTATTTATTTATATGGGTATAAATATATAACTATTCCTAAGACTTGATGTTGTTTTCAGATAGCATCCCTTTTTCATTGTCCTCTTTTATTAGCGCTTTTTTATTCTTTATTTTTTGGAGTGATTTTTTTAAATTACTAATTTCTAAAGTAGGAACTCTACCTGGTCTTAATGGGTTTTTAGGTGATTCAGGAGATAATCCCTTTTTACCTAGAGGGTCTCTTGTTAAGTTGCTTTTATCAGTACCATATGTAGTTGGTTTTTCAACTGGTCTTCCCGGTTCCATCTCATCATATCCCGTTGGTACCTGTGCGGGTCCCACCGATTTATCACGTTTATTACCGTATAACGATGCAAGGTCATGGGGTGTGCCATAAGATATACCTGATTCCGATGGATCGTTTCCTTCGTTTTCAAGTTGTGAAAGTCTAAAGGCATCCATTGCATCATTAATCATAAGGTCTTTTTCAAGGTTGTATTGGTCAGGTGATAACCCAAATACATTTTCATAAACCCAATCCTTACTGAATAACTTGTTATCTATCATATCAGCTGCTACAGTTGTCTTAGCAGTATAAAGTTCAACTTTTTCCTGTTCATATATAATAGAAGGAGTTGTTAGATTTAAATCAAAATCAACTAAATCTTTATCATTAAACCCTTGAGCATATAAATGTACAAGTGCAATTTTAGTTAATTCTGATTCTACGATTCTTTGAATACGTTCAACTGTGCGGGCGAATCTAATATCCATACCAGCAAGTGTTGATTTTCCTTCTACTCCCTCTTCATATCCAAGGAATGGTTTTGGAATCTTAAGGGCTGCCATCATCTTATGCTTTAAGTAATCAATATCTTGAATACCATCATATTCTAACCCCTTTGTAGTATCTATTCGTGTATTAGTATCATTACCTCTAATAGGGATATAAAAATCCTCGGTAATGTTTTGCATGTTATATTTTAGGTTATAATCTCCTGTTGCCTGGTCAATATAAGGTGTTTTCTTCATCTTATTAACGGTTTCATTCATAAATTGCTCTACTTGTTCGGGTGGTATAGCTCCAACATTAATATAGAATACTCTTTTTTCAGGTGCTCTCATAATCCTATGAATAAGCATCGCATCCTCCATTAACATTAACTGTTTGAATACTTTACGGGCAGGCTCTAAAAATGATCTACCATAAGGAAGGTAATTAGAATCTGTTAGTAATCTGAAATGGGCTATTTCATAATTTTCAAGTGTAAACTGGTCTCTTCTAATTGTGTTAGTTGCTCCAGAAGCTAACCCATTAGGGTCAAGTGTAAATCTAGTGTAAGAGGGGTTGTTAGGGTCTGTTCCTTCTTCTCTTACTACTTCATATGTTGATAAAGGAAGTACATTATAAACTCCAAATTTTTCAGACACTTCCATCTTAAGATAAAAATCCCCATACTTACACATATTTCTAATCCATGTAGATAGGTTAAACTCTATATTGAGTATGTCGTAAAACAAATTATGTAATACTTTTCTGACATTTTCATTTGATGAATTTACTTTTAAAACATCTCCATATTCATTTCTCGATGTAGTTTCATCAGAAATAATATCAAGAGCAGATGCTATAATAGGATCATGATCCATTGCTTCATAGTCACTATAAAGCTGCAGTCGCATTGACTGATAATTGAGTGTTGGGTTATATTGAAGTGAAGAACCCGCTGGTTTGTGTAAGCGAGTAAATCTATCATATAGTGAATTGGTTGCCAGGTTTCCATACTTTTGGATCCTGCCAGTGTCCATAATTTTTAGGTTTTTTCCACCGACGTTTCTTATAATAACGTCGTTTGAAAATAATCTCCTTAATCTCGAAAATATACTAGTATCTGCCATGTCTTTTTATATAATAATAAATATTAAAGAAGCCAAGTTAGGTCCTGCTCTCCATACTCTCCCATATTTTGTGTCCACCCTGCTTCTCTTTTTGTTGTTTTACCTGTATAAATAGTAGGAGCATCTCGCTGCCAATTTTTTAATGTAGCATGTGTCATATCTATACCCTTTTGTGCAAATTTAAGAGCCGTATCTCTAACATAACATCCTGTTGCTAAAGGCATTACTAAATCATCGTTATAACCTGATTGAGCTTCTGCTCTTCCATTTTTCCATATGAAGGTTTTCATCTCTTCTATTGTTCTTTTACCTTGGATTATTATAGATTTATCTCCCATATAGGCATCCAATTTACCAATAACTAATGGTCGTGTTTTCATGCTCATTGTAAACCCAGGGGTCATTTTAGAGGTATCAATTATGTCATACCCTTTTGCTAAAAATGCTTCTGCATTTGTTGCTGCGTCTCCCTTAGGAGAGTAATATAATCTAGGATAATTTTTATCTATTACAACCTGAATTGTATTCCATCCTATATTTGCGTTTTCAATTACTAACAATGCATAATTCCACTCTGTTGCAACTGCTACTAACATATGTCCCAATTCTTTAGTACCTATTTGTGCTTTAAATTCACCAACTTGTTTACAGCTTTCAATATCTATAATATGAAATGCCGAGAAATCTTTGGAATCTCCTCTAGCTACGTCAGCTACCACCATGTATTCTCTATTATAATCAGGATATTCCCATATATGAAAATCCCCCCCTATACCTCTTTTTTCTACAGGGTCACACATAAAGGTTTGTTCATAATACTTTATAACATCAACATTATATACTGTGTTACCTGATGTCGAAAAGTCACAATCACATTCTTGTGCTGCCATCCTTAAACCTAACTCATCATCTTGTTTATTCCTCCATGCTTGGTTTCTTTCAGGGTGCACAGTCCATGGTAATCGGATGGGGACAAACCCATTTCTGTTTTCCTGTGCTTTTACCCACATTTTGTGGAAAAAATTTCCCGTTCCGTTAGGGGTAGAAAGTATAATAGCTTTACCCCCTGTAGATAGTGTTTGTTGTGATGACCCCCAAATTTCATCTATTCTATTAGTTTCAATAAATGCTGCTTCATCAATTATTAGTAATGATATAGCCTCTGATCTACCTGCATCTCCTGCAGCAGATACAGCTTTAATTTGAGACCCATTTGTTAGTCTAAGTGCTAATTTATTTTTTTCTTCGAACCCTATTTGTAACCAAGAAGGTAAATTATCATACATAAATTTAACCTTAGTTACCAAATTTTTAGCAGTATCCTGTTTAGTAGCTACTACTAGGATAGCCTTGTCCTTTTGGAAGACCATCATCCAAAATGCTAGGCCCGCAGAAAGGGTAGTAATACCTAATTGTCTAGATTTTAAGAGGATACTTCTATCACTCTTTTGTATTATTTTTAATACTCCTTCTTGGAAGGGGAATAAATTAAACTGAATTCTTCCCCTAGTTGGATGTTGAATCCAACAATATTTTTTCATAAAGTATATGGGATCACCCGAACATCTAATGTATTCTTGTTTTATTATTTCTTTTATATCTGCCATATATATACATATAAAGCAAAATAAAAAAGCTGCTACATACCCATTATATCTAACATTTGTTTAATACGTTCTTCAGTAGAGCCCTTAAGTGTATAATAATAAGGGGCATATTCGGATAAATGTGATTGAATAGATGTATTTATTTTTTCTCTATAATCTTCATTGGTTTCCCTAATTCCATTATCCTCCATATCTATTCCTTCGGGAGAAATATAAAATATATAATTATATTCTTTTAGAAACCTATGAGCATATTCATTAAAAGCCAAGGCATCTAACAGACTTATATGAATAGAACATTCGGTAAAAGCCATTACATCAATAATGGTTCTATCCGTTATAACCCTTTCCTTCATTAATTCTCTAACTCGTTCTGCAAGGAATACTGTTTGTCCTTCTATTGTTGTTTCGTGGTTAAGAGGGATCCCTAGTGAGTTTAGGTGTTTACTACGTTCAGTAGCTATATTATAGTCTTTAAATCTAGGGTGTTCGCCCAAGGCTTTAACAAGTGTAGTTTTTCCAACACTCATTGTTCCACATATTCCTATTTTCATCTAATTTATATTTGCATATCCTCTAGGTACTGCTCTTTTTGATGGAGGTATACCATCTCTATGTTTTCTCATTTCACCCCAATCCTCCTTTGTGTATTTAATCCCCGAAAGGTAATAATCCTTAACTTTTTGTTCTTTATTTATAACTGCAGGCCCCTCCCAATTATGGAATTTAGTCACTCCCTCAATCTGTAAAACATGGGCTATTGTTTTACTACCATCTGATTCTTCTCTTATTGCTTTCATCTCTCTAGTTGTTGATTTTCCATATGATTTTCGATTAACCCTTTTTTTTTTTATCTCTTCTAAAAATGATTCTGCTACATAAGTACCTTGTGCTCCTGATACTGTAATCCCCCTTGCTGATAATGCATCTCCTACGAAATGGGTATTAGGGAACTTAGTTAAACTTAAATCCTCATAATTAACTAAAGGTTCAGGTGATAGATATTTTACTTCAGGCATATAAACCCCCCAATCGTTCCCTAATGTAGGGAATACTTTCTTCATGTCTTCAATAAAGTTTTCAATATATAAAGCATAATCTCCAAAGGCCTCATATAATACCTCCATACTATCTACTACGACACATTTAACATATTCACCCTCAGAGGTTTTAGATGGTACTCTTTTGCTAGGGGAGAAATATGTACCTGTTTCATTTATTTGGAGTTTTTTAACTGCTTCCCTTGACCAATCAAAGGGTTTATCAATGTTCTTAATTTCCATTAAAATACCAAAATTAGTCATATCGTTACGATATGATTCATCCTTCTTAGCATGCCCGTTGTAGCTATGATTACCATAAGTGTCTTCAACTGCTACATAAGCTGCATTATTGTTAGTACAGAATGAACGAAGTGATACTCCTTTATCTTCAAATTTTTGGTATAATTTAAAATCATATGAAACATCAATTAATTTTTGAAAGTGATGTTGTGGTGCTTCAAACCTAACACCAATTTGTACTGATTTTGGTTCTGTAGGGAGTTCGTATTCTTCTGCTAATTGTTTACCAAAGTCTATACCCGATTTACCCACACCAAATATGAGTTTATCATATGTTAATGATTTTACTACTTCACTAATAGGTGGGCCTTCATATTTTAATTCATTAAGGTCAAAATCTATTGATGTTACCTTACTCTCCCATATAAACTCAACACCATTATCTACCAAGAAATTGTACCAATTCTTGCCAATTTCATGCAAGTAATCGGTTCCCACGTGCCATACGGGGAACAGGCGTAAGCCAAATTGTGGTTTGATAAAATCGGGTTCTTCTTTAGGATCTGAACATTGTACTTCTGAAGGGTTAGGGTGAAAACGTTTAAAGTTAGCAATTACTTGGTCAAATAATTCCATGGCTTTTTCTTCACCACAATACTTTGATAATTGACCACCAATTGAAGTGTGATAAGTTAATTTACCATCTGACCACCCACCTGCTCCTAAAAAGCCTCGCATTACATCTGAGAGAGGTCTATTGTAAGGGTCTAAACCCATATCAATAATAGTAATTTTACCCGTGTAATTATTATCTACTAATTTAGTTGCTGCGTTTATCCCCGCAACTCCTGCCCCTACTATTACTATTTTATCTTGCATGTTTGTTTATTTTAATGTTTAATTATACGAAAGAAAGAGCAATAACCCAAATGAGGTTACAGCTCTCTAAATTTTTTTGATCGACTAGGCTATAAATCTAGTCTGAATGTTTATATTTTATGTTAATTAACGATTGTTGAAGTATGATAATGTATATACATTAGGTATTCTTATGGATTTTATCAGTACTCCTGCCTTTACGTGTGGAGAAGCTTCTATTTCAACCCAATCTAATCTCCCCGACATTCCCCCCTTTCCTCCAGTTCCATTAGAAGTTGTTATTACTTTTTTTGTACCATAAACATCATGAACAATATTTTGGTTGGCCCTATAATCTGATTTAACTTCATAGGGTAAATTTTCTATAGTTATTGTATTCCTCTGTCTTTCTCCCCCCATTAAATTATCTATGTTTATTATAAATTCTGGATCCCCCATTACCCTAACTTCTTTATATGGTGGGGGATTATTTCTTCTATTATGCCTTTTTACTTGAGCTTCTATCTCAGCGTTATTCATGTCTGCTCCTATCTCCATATATGTAATAAGAACATCTTCGCTTACTACAACTACGAAAGCTCCTGTTATTTTGCTAACTTTTTTAATGTTACCATCGTCATCTATTTCACCATTCTTAGGAGAGTACATAAACTCCATTTTTACATATTGAGATACCCCTCCTTTAGTAATAGTAGGGGTCATTATTAAGTATGCTATATCTATACTCTTTGAAGATTCTATGCTATTAGATTGTTCTAGTCTCTTTAACCTTATATCTATCTCATTTTGAATAGCTTCTATTAGTTTAATTTTAAACTCTTTAGGGTCATACATACCCCCCAATATATCCATGGGAGTAAAAACCCTTGTAATGGTGTTTTCTGTTTTCCTTGTTATATAATGATTACTAGGGCTTAACTCCTCTAACCCATGCTTATGCTCAGTAACAAAATTTATGTAATTGAACTTAGACATTTATTTTTTAAATATATGTTTTTCCATTTTTTTAAATAAAATATCTCTAGGGTCTTTTCTTTTTATATGTTTACTTTCATTCATACTTAATTTAAAATCCTCAACATCTCTCCTTAATTTAGAGGTCATATTTTTAAGGTGTCTTAATGTATTATTCCAAAAGGATTTAATACTATCTAAAACACCCTCATCTACTCTTTGTACCCCTACTTTAGCAGATATTCTGGTTGTTTTTTTAGTTGCATCTAAGGCGGTTGCTACTATTTTTTGCATCGCGGGGTTGACTCTTTCTTTTAACCATTCAAATGCCTCTTTATAAGCAACAGATGTTCTATCATGTCCCTTCCTTTTAATGGTAATTAATATATTTTCAACCATTAGAGATATGTCCTCTGTCTCATCCATTAATTCCATAGCAGGAAGTAAAACTCCCTCAATAGAATCATATTCTGTTTTAAGAGTATTTAATTCAGCTTTGATTACATCTATTCGATCTGATAATACAGCAAATCTTCTAATTTGTTCTTGTAGTTGTGGGTCGTCCACTGTTAGTTCATTTATGTTCATTTTTATTTTTTGTTCTTTTTTGTTTTTTCTAATGATCTACCACCAAAGTAGGCCCCTATTACTGTTATTAGTACTATTTGTAATAAATCTGTCCATTTTGCTTCGACATCAAAGCTAATAACTCCTGCATCTATATATATCATAAAAACAGTAGAAACAACTAAAAAAATTAAAACTAAAGGTCTTACATTTTTACTTAACCAACTGTCGCTATTCATATCTGCTGACCATCTGTCGGTTACATTCTGTTCCATTTCTACCTCATGTTTTGCTATGAGTTCTTTGATTTTTATTTCTGCTTCTAGCTTTTCTTCTTTAGAAGTTGTTAGGTTATCAATTACACCCCCTACTCCTTTTACAAGTTCGGTTGCTCCTGCTGAGAATATTTTAGTTAGTATGCCCATGTTATTTTTTATTTCTTCTTTTCATTTCTTCAGTCATATTATTAAAATCGAAATTATCTAAAGGATTATAATCGTCGTCTCCTGGGAGAGGTGTGTTTGTATTGACACCATCTATATCATCTACATCGTCATCTCTAAGATCACGTATAATTTCATCTACTGTTTTTTGTGCCCAACTTATAAGCCCAGCACCTATATTGTCCTTAACTACTGCATTAATTACTTTAAAGAAGTTTGAATCATCCATTTTATAGACTTCAACCAGAAATAATTCACGTACCCTGTCGTCATCTGAGTTTGTTTGATTATATAAGTTTCTTAAACCATCATAAATAAATTTACCATAGCGTAGATCTTCTGGTTCGTTGGTTAATGTATCTACTTTGTCAATGACTGCTTTGTTGGCTTCTCTATCTGCTCCAAAACCTTCAGTCCCTAAGATTTCATGTAGTCCTTTTATAATTTCATGGACAAGTATTGGGAAATTTAATGCATTTGCCTTAATAACAAACTGTTCCTCTTCCTCATCATATTGCATTTCAGATTCTCCACCTTGTAGCATTTGGCCTTGTTCCATCATAGCTAACATTAATGCTATCGCTTCATCATTATCATATATACCAAAAGATAATTTTAGGATCTCATTATATTTGTCTGTTACTTCAGAATCTATTTCATCTAGATGTTCCCTAAATAGGAGGAATATAGATGCTCCTCTTATTGATGCCCCTTGTGTAATAGCGTTTATAATTCTTCTTTTTTTCTCAATGTCTATATTAGGGGCCATAGAGGGTTCACCTGTGTCTTCTTCCTCTTCTTCCTCTTCTTCTTCCTCTGGTGGTTCTAATGTAAAATCTGCTCCCAAAGATGCTTCAATACGAATTTCATTATAATCAATGATAGGATATACTTGGCGAACTATATCTAATGCTACTTTTACAAGGTTTGCTTCGTGGCCTTGTTCTGCTTCTGCTATTTGATCTATAAGTTCTTTTGATCTTCTCATAGCAGACATAAGATCCTTATCTCCCAACATCTGTCTTAGAGATTCACCTGATTTTCCCTTTAATATTTGAAGGGTTTCAGGGGAAAATATGTCCTCATATTTTGCTTCCTTCAGATTACGCATCTTTTCCTGCTTTAAATCTTTTAGTAATCATATTCATGATTTCTTTTTCAGCTTCTTCTAGTCCTGCTTTAGGTTTAGGGTCTACATTTGGATTTCCCACCTTTCTACGTCGTGTAGTTCTTCCTGGTTTAGTGCCAGGGTCAGGGAGAGTTTCTGTTCCTCTGTCGGGTGTTTCTGGTTCTCTTTCTGGTTGGTTTTCAGTCTGGAAGGAATTCCTAAATTCTCGCTTTGCATATACCTCATCACGTTGCCAATCTTCAAGGTCTTGGAAAGGTTTGCCGTACATCTCTTGCGCTTCCCTATTAAAGATATTACGCCATAAAATATCGTCGTTTTTTTGCCTCCACGCTTTTATAGCTTGCTGTTTTTGTTTGGAATCTTCCATTGATTTAATTTTCAGCAATTGTGCATCTTGTCTTTCGTTGTCGGCTCGATTTTCGGCTCGATTTTCAGACAAAACTTCTTGAATTGCTTCTCTTACTAATTTTTGTAATTCGCTAAGTTTCATTGTGTCTTTATTTTGTTGGTATATTGTTTCTTTAAGGATATATTTTTTTATATCTATGGATTCATCTAGATTGTTAATAGCTGTTCCTACATTAGCTGTTGTAAGTCGGGTGGCATTATTAGCTGTTAATAACCAATGGGAATTTCCTGGTTGGATTACTACATTTATTGCTATGTTTGTCATTTCTCCCCTATTTGCTATTATTAAATATAGAGCGCAACCATCAACTGTCCAATATCTACCCACACGGTATGGGTAATCCAATTGGCGTTGTCTTCTAGATACCCCTCCATTATTACGGATGTGTCTAGCTATAGAAATACCATGAAGTTTATACTTAGCTTCATCACTTAACCCTTCCCAATTAAAACCATAGCTCTCTATGAGTTCTTGTGCTGTTGTTTCTCCCTCCGCACTAACTAAGGGGGGTAATGTTTCTAAATCATACCCTCCTCTAGGTCTACGTGCTCTCACAGGGGCAACATCAGTTGCATTATCCCCTGGGGTGAGTTCATCGGGAGTTATTGGCGTGAGGGGGGGTGTCCCCATCATTGCTCTATATAGTGTATTAGATATATTTGCTTTGCCTAATTTTTTCGTTGAGTTAAGTTTTTTACTATGTTCTGGAGAACTTTTATTTACAATATACCAATTCTCACTACGTGATCCATCCCTCTTAGTAGTAATCCAATGTTTAAGAGCTATATTGGATTCTTCCTCCATAGGGGGATTACTTTCAATAAAATTCTTTATTTCCTCTATGCGGGTAGTATATAGGTGTCCCCTATGGAGAAGAGTTATATGTCTCTCTGAGAATGATTGATTAGTACTTCTTAAATAATTAAAATATTCCTCATATATTTCAATAGGTACCAAGGGTCTGTCGAAATGATTAGGACTATCAAGGAGGTTTCCCTCAGAATTAAAACATCCCTCTATAAGAGAATATGAGGCCATACGATTAACCTCTGAAGGAATAAAAAATATGTTGCCTCCATTAACAAATGTTATCACGGGGCGCCCATTATTAATTAGGGAATTGGTTATTATTTTTTTATTTTGTGGTACTCTATTTAATATTGTTATTAAAGATTCAACATCACCTATATAATCCCCTTCTAAAGATTTCAATATTGTGTCTTCATAGCCATCTCCTAAAAGAGAAGGTATTATTGGAGAATTAACAGGCAAAACATCAAGTGTGTTGTCCCCTATAGTATATATTATAGAGGATTCTTCAATAATTATATAAGATTTTTCCTCATGTTCTTTAATTTCAAAACCCTCTAAATTATTGTTTCTAAGGTCATTCACAAAATTAGTCCCCACCATATTTAGGGTTATTCTTTTATTGGATACAAGTCCCAACATTTTAAAGAGGGGTATGTTTGATAAATTAATATCCTTAAAATATTTTTCAGTTCTAGGAGTAATTTTAATGTTCTTATAAGTGTGGTTTTCAGTTATAGCATCTATTGTATACTCCTCACTCATTGTACTTATAGCCATTATAAACTTTTCATCTTTAGTAAGTATCAGCTCTAAAGTCGTATTTTCTTGCTCAAACTTCGTATAGGCATACTTTGCTAGAATTTTTTTAACATCCCAAGATATGCTAGGAATGGATAGGTCGGATAATTTAAGATTTCTTAGATTGGAAATTACGGATTTTGCTTGGTTGTTTGAAAATATTTCTAAATTATCGAGTAAAATCCTTTGGTCTATTATTCCATGGGTAACTGATATGAAATCTAGTAGTTTGGGGATTTTTACTAGAATCTTTCTTAAAAACGCATGGGTTGACATTTGGGAGGTACTATTTCTATCCCCTATCTTATTATCTTTACCTACTTTTAAAACCAAATATTGTTTTTTAGCATTAAAAGAAAATTTTAAAAACTCAGGGAGAGATGCATTCTTTGTATTGTATATATGCATCATTTGTTCTGATGCTGTAAGGGGTATATATTTTATATATTGCTTAGGATCAATAACACTTAATAAAGGGAATACATTTGTTAAACTCTCCCAATCCATTTCATCAGATTCGTTAGGGCTGTTTGTTCGTGGAGTATACACATATTTTCCATTATTTCTTATTTGAATAACAAAAAAACTTTTGGCAAAATCACTATGATTACTTAAGCCCCTGGCATTATTAAACTTTATCTTATCAACAATATAGTAGAAGCTGGGGTAATTTCTGCGATCTGAAAATCTATAAGAGGAAAATGAACCTCTACCTATACACCAGTTTTCATTTCTACGAGGGGCATCAAATGAGTGTAGGGTTGTGCATATTTCTTGAGTACCTGCGTAAAATATTTGGATATGAGCGTTTTCAAATATGGGATCACCGCTGTTGGTGATATAATCCTCATTATCGGTTGACTCCGCTTCAATCGATGAAGGGGATTGTGTAATTAGTGCTATAAGATCATTAATTCCCCATTTTAGGAGATCTTTTTCTTTTATTTTGGGAGAGTTCTTTAATTCATCAAAAGCAATGATGTATTTTTCGAGTGTTTCATCACTCATAGGCTCTATATCAAAATCATCTATCTCATGTTGGAATTTAGTAACTAATTGTTTAATTACCCCTTTCCCATACCCTTCATCAATGGTATAAAGACTTCTAATTATATGCTCTAATAACCTATCCATTTTTGTTGGTGTCTTTATAATTTTTAATCCAATCTTCCCAATCTCTAAATAATAGATTACCCTTTAGATATGCTTCCATTTCCATTTTTCTCATATGTTTATCGTCCTGAGCATATGTTGGTGAGGAAGCATCCCCCAAACCTAAATCACCACGTTCATTTTGGTGGTGGTGCACTAATTCATGTGCTAATGATCTACATATATCTTTAGGATGTCTATTTGTAATATAAAGTACAACAGCCATATCCTCAGGATCATAGTATGCTGTTTTGCCAAATATACCCTTAGCATTTTCTTCGTCTTGACGTAAATGTAAAGTAGGGGTATTCTTAAAACTAAATTCCTTGTGTGCCGCTTTATATATTTCTGTTAGTGCTTCCTTAAGTTCCATTAATCTTCGGGTTCTAGAGTGTCCGATTCCATTTCAGAATCATCACTATCTAAATCATCAAATGTTTCTTCATCACTGACATCGTCATCTCCTCCTACTTTAGGAGGTAGGGGGGCTGTGAGTAATCTATTTAGTGCCTTTATAGCTTCATTTTCCTCATTCATAGATAACCAATAATCTTTATTACTAATTTTTGCTACTATAGAGGTTTGTTCAACAGCCAGCATAAATGATTTGGTATTATGTAGAAATATTTCGTATGAAGGAGGGACTGAATTTACTGTTTTAATATGGTCAACATATCTTACAACGGGTCTTAGTTGTAGGTTATCCTCAAGGGCATTAATAATTTCAGGAGGGGTAGGGTATTTTTCCTCCATCAATAGTTTGATGGTTTTTTGAATATGTTCTCTAATTAGTTTCATATTAGTTAAATAATCCAGAAGCTATTTGTTTTTCTTCACCTTGTGGTTCCATACCCATTACATTTGTAGGGTCTGCTGTTTGTACTTGTCTAAATCCTTTTGCTTCCTTCTCTGAAAGATCAAGGTCTAATTTTGCTTTTTTAAGTGATTCCCATTGCTTTCTTGCTTTAGAAACAAATGCTTCAGGTACTGTGAGTCCTTCTCTAGCATATTCATGGACTAATTCTTCGTCTGTGCTACCACCGTCAAATGCTTTGAAGAAACGTTTCATAGCTCCCTCCATTAATTTAGGGGCTTTTCTGTGTTTATCCATTTGTTCTTTAAGATTGATTTCTTTTCTGGATTTCATATAACCTTCCATCAACTTATCGTTATACATATCTTCATCCATATGAGCCACTAATTGGTTTACTTCTTCCATATTACCTCTGGCGTTGTATATATAATTATTAATAGCTTCCTCAATGGCTGCCATCCCTTTATGTTGTTCGTGTGTTTGTTCTTCTTTGAGATTTTCTCCTTTTATATTAGCCATTGTGTCTAAATTTTTTAAGTTTGTTACTGATGATTTTTGTTTGAGTTTCATTGCTGTTTTATCGTCCATGCTTATAACAGATGTGTCTCCGTCTTTATACCCTACCTCGAAATCTGCGCTTCCCTCATTTTGTTTCATATGAGAGCCGAATTTATTCATGGCAAGTGCTTGTTGTTTATTAATATCTTTTAAGTTTGTTGGAAAAGGTATACCATATTTTGATTTAAAATGATTTTTCCAAAATTCAGAGTCTCCTACTTGGTCAAATACGTCTTTTAACCTTTTAGCAACAATTGGTAAATCTTCGGCTTCCCAAATTCCTGGGGGTCTACCTGTTTTAGTAAATCGAGAACCTCCTATACCCTGTGTAGTTAGGGTAGCACTTCCATAAGCGTTATCACCAACGGTTTCGTTTAACATTTGTATAATATCTTTCATTTTAAAATCTTGTAAATTTAGTTCTATTTGGGTTGCCATTACCATTTATTTTTTCCATTCCTCTGGTATGCATACCTTGGCTCCCCTCTCCTGCGTTTTTATCCGTGTAATTATTCACTTCATCCTGGTCATCAATAAAGGGTCTTGGAGAAGTAATATCGTTTCCGTCAGTGGAGTTTCCCCCACTACTTCCGGTGCCCATATATTCATTGACACAATTTTTGATTAGTTCTTTAAGGTCTCTTTTAGTCATTAAATTCTTTTTCAAGTTTATCTCTTCCTATTTGGGCATTTTTCTTAATTAGAGTAGTCATTTTTTCCTTATCAATACCCCCTTTCCATCTCTCAATTTCCCCATGTTCAGAAATATATCCCTCATTAGTATCATTCACTAATGCTAATGAATAATGTTCTGTTTCATTTAATATATCCCTTTGATTGTTATTCTGTAAGTTTTTTATGTAATTATCATATTCTCCCCTTAATCTTAACTTGCCTTCATAATCTACAACACAATCGAAACATTTTTTATGTATGTTATAGTTAGGTTTATCTAAGTGTTTTTTCATTACTCTACTACATTCTGGGCAACATAAAGGTATAAATATCTCCTTTTTGATTGAGTCTAGTTTGGAAATTGTTTGTTTAATACCATTTTTGATGGTCCAGGTTTTTTTATTTTCCTCCCAAATATCTCCTTCTTTATGGTCAATTTCTTTTTTACTATAACCTATCTGCGTCTCAGAAGAAGACCCCGCGTTACCCGTGATAAGGTTACGCATGCGACTTACATCTTTTTTGCTGAATTCTTTTTTTAACATTTTATTTTTTGTATGGGAATTTTTCGTTTAACTTTTCCTGTCTTTCATCACATCCACAATCTTCTCCATAAAGCTCATTAACTACATATTTAACCCCCGTCTTTTTGAGGATTTCTTCAATTGTATCTCCTATTCCTTTATGTGTCATAGTTAGTGTTTGTTATAAATATAAAACTTTTTATTAATCTAGTATATTTTTATTAATTTGATCTCTCCACCAATCAATATTTGATACCTCAAAATTATATTTACCCTCATGTAATTTTCTTGTAAGAGTACCTTTGATATAATCAGGGACAGGTACCATTTGGTCTCCTTGTTTTCTCATCGCCTTTTTAAGCTTTTGAAGGTTTTTAGAATGTTTGGCTTTTTCTTGATTATTCATGGTACCACCCATCATCTCCTCTAAATCTTCATCCCCCTCATACATTCCACCAGCTCCCATTCCTCCCCCCGAATACATTCCTCCTCTATTATATTTTATAACGGGTGAAGTTTCATCGTCTTTAGGTCCATCAGGCATTCCTGCCTTCCATTCACTACTTTTCATGAAATCTAAAACGTGGTCATCGGGATTATATAGCTCTTCTTCTAATTCCTCATCGGGTTCAAGGAAATTTTTAGGTAAGCTCCCATCTTCAATACATTGATTTATTAATTCAATTAAACTTTCGTTTTTTTCTTCGGGGCCATCCATAGATCATATACTTTGCCCATAAATATGAAGGTTTATAACAAGCTTAACCTCTTCCTAATTAAATCCGCTATTGTGGTTGGTTGCGATTTATATAGAAGCTCGGTAAACTTTTCGAATCCTAGTTCGTTTGGGTCTTTTTCGTCCATTTCTATAATATGGACATTTTTTCCTATTGAAATAAATTTTTTAGCATGTTCAAAGGCGTCTAAAAACGCATCATTGTCCAAAGCAATATATATAGAATCCGATTTGGATTTAATTATCATTTTCATAAGAGATGCTGATATTTTCTTACCAAATAAAGGAATAGCGTTACGTTTTATAGTCATAGCATCAAATGCCCCCTCACATAAAATTACAGGAAGATCCCAGTTTATTAATATTTCGAAACCAACTATATCCTTAGTAGAAGGTGCTAATTTATGTTTAATATATGAATCCTTATCAAAGGATCTACCAACGTAATAATTAAGAAACCCATTAGAACCATATGATGGTATTACTACCATATTTTTAAGATCACCTGTTTCACTATAATGGATATCGTACTTTACTATATCTTGTTGGGTGATCCCTCTTTGTGTGAGATAGTGGTTTGCATGTCTTGATAATATAGCAGAAGAGGATATTAA